AAGGTAACGGGGGGCCTTGTGATGTACAAATCCCTAAATGGAAACCTAAATATACCAGAAAGAAAGAGAACTATGCTGACATTGATTCAAAAGCGAAAGGACTAATAGAGCTTGAGAACCAAGACCAGTTTCCTGAGTTCGATTAGGGCAATCTTTATATATGCGCGTTGTGTAAAACATAACATGGCGCGCGATGATTATGGAGCTATTTCCGTAATCTCTGAGGAAGAACGAGAGATTTTAGGAATTAAGGGTCCCAGAAAACCCTCTGATGAGGATGAAGAAAAACTTTTCGAAACCATTGGCAAGGCTGCTGATAAAATCGGAGAAACTCAAGTAGGGAGAAAGATTGGTACCATCATTACCGTCGTATTGCTAGCGCTTCTGAGTGGGGGGGCCAACATGTCTATTATCCATGATTATTTCAATGGTGAAGAAGACATTGGTCCCATCGGGGGCTGCCTAGAATCAAACGCCACTAACTATAATCCACAAGCAACATTCGATGATGGGAGTTGTAACTTTGTTGTGATAGTGTATGGTTGTACAGACCCTGAAGCGGTTAACTATGACCCACAAGCTACTCATGATAATGGGAGATGTAATATCCTAAATCAAGGTGGTAACAACACAAACAATAATACAAACACCAACGAAACAGTATATGGATGTATGGATATAGATGCTAACAACTATAATGATAAAGCAGAAGAGGATGATGGTTCTTGCGACTATGAGAATGAGGAAAACCATTGTAATCACACTGATATGTATGCTTGGGATGGATTGTCCCATGGCAATGTGTCTAGACTGTCAGATAATAGTATAGATTTCTATATGGACTTCGATACCAATTGTGATGATATGGATGAACCTTTACCCATAATGGTGTATTATGATTTAGTACATGTTATGGTTGAAGAAGATGAGGATGGTAATAAATCCATATCTTATGACAATTATGTCTATACTCAAGTATTCCTTAATATTTCAGGATGGTATGAAGATGAACATTGGTTTGAATATGACGAATTATTTGATGTAGACTTAGAAGAACAATTTAATGATATTTATGAGGGTTACTGGTTTTATTATACGTCTTATTATGCAGACTATAATGGAAACGGTGACTATTACGACGAAGGAGAATATGTCGGTTATTCCACTAATTGGGGTGACGGAGATATAGAAGAAATGGGATGGAGGATAGAAGTATAATGTGCTGTATAGATTGCGAGTGCTGTGAAAAATGTTCATGCGCTTGCTGCAAGGAGGAGGAATGAAAGCAGATAAAATGCTTATTCTTACAAATATGCTAGCTAAAATTATATCTGATATGGATGATTTGAAACATATGATTACAGAATTGAAAATGGAAGAAGTGAGAGAAGCAAACGGATTCACGGAGGAAGAATGAATGGAGTTGATAGACATTTTAACAATGTTAGGAATAGCAATGGCAGGAATAGCTCTTGTAATTGCTTTCGCGGTACTTGTAAATTTTGCGCGCCAAGCATTAAGAAAAGTACCTCCTATAAGACTTCCACAAGTGAAACAAACCAAAGAGAAGGAGAGACCAAAGATGAGTAAAGAGAAAGGTGAAGGAGTTACATTTAACGACATCTTTATGTTTATGATTGCTGTACCTTTAGTTTTACTCTGGGTTGGGTTTGCAGGGTTCGTTATACATAGCGGACTTAATAATGCAGCTGTTCTTGAGAATATTGAAGCATATACAACTTTGATTGCTATATTAGGTGGGCCAGCCCTTCTAATTATCAAAGATGCATTAGATGTATGGAAACAAGAACAAGCTGAGAAAACTGCATTCTATAAAGTTAAAGCACAAGCTGTTGTTGATTATAACGACAGTATGCAGAAACAGTCCCAGATGATTGAATCTAAAGCACAAGAACAAAAACATAAGTTGGAGAGTAAAAAATGAACGATTTTGAAGTAAGAGAACTTTATGATAAAGTACAAGAGATGGCACAACAACTCAAAGAGTTGCAGGATAAAAAACAATGTCAATGCAGCTGTTGCGAAGAGGAGTAGAAGTAAACTTTATATAGGTAGAGATTCTACCTGTATATGGGCTCTCGCTGAAGGGCCAAGGCTCCACAGGATTACTTAACGCAAGTGCCAACGTGGGAGCCCCAACATGGAGAAAACTATGTCAAATAACACAACAAACGAAACAAGCAACAACAATACTGCATTGGATACAAATCAGACTGCAAATGATACAAATGCAACCAGTAATGTTACTGCAAATGATGTAAGCGAATCTGGAATGTTAGATGGTCTAATGGATGCATTACAAGACTCACCTGAGCTTATGCTTATGGTGGTAGTTATGGCAGCTATGGCTGCATATATTGCATACACTGTACCAGCAGTTAGGATGATGGTTATGCCATATCTTAAGAAATACGATGAAGAAATTCTCGAATTATTAGATAAGAACCTAACAGCAGCACAGGTTAAAGCTTACGAGAAGCTGGATGAAGCAGCTCAAAAGCATGTAAAAGATGCAATGCTCAGAAATGTAATAATGTCTGTATACGACCAAAACGATGATAAATTCGTAGCCGTCGTTAAGACAGAAGCAAAAGACGCTTTAGCAGAAGCTAAAAAGCTTTGAACGAAGTAGAATATGAGCAGCGGTTACGCCAGCGGGTAGGAGAAGGAGAATATGAACGTCATAAAGAACTTGTACGCTTGCTGGCTCGCAATCTTGCTCTTGAAGATATTTTGTGGGAAGAAATTACTATACATATTCGGGACATTAACTTACGAACAGAGCTCTTGCGACAAAGAAATTCAATCGTTCGTGACATACATACGGAATTCAGAGCGTTAAATATAGAGATACCTACAGTATTAGAGACTACAACCGAAGGTTTCGCTAACTTTTTAGAGGATTTAAACGATGACAACACAAGTGAAGAACGAATCGAAGAAACTACAAGCAGCACTGACAGGTAAAGGTGTACATGATTCAAGAGCTTTAGAGAATATATTCGAAGATTGTAGACACAGTGAAGAAAAAATGAAAAAATTGATACGTGCCTTCTGTGGTGCATATCTATTAGACAATAAACAACGCCCTTTACAACTAAGACCACTTCAAGAAATCATAGTTGTTAAGTCGTTAACTCACCCTAAACATAGTAAACAAAGAAAATTAGCTATTCTAGCTCCAAGAGGTAGTGGAAAATCGTATGCACTCGCTGTTGCAGCTACAATATATATGTTTTTTAAGAGATTCAGGGATTTAATCTTTGTTTTGGCTCCATCAGAGGACCAAGCAGCGTTAATCTTTGGATATATCTATAGAAATTTTAAAGATAATAAGTTCTTAGATAGCTTAGTAGATAATTATAAATTTCACAATAAGCCCCATATACGCATGAAGGGGGGTACAATGTTGCGTAGAGCTCCATTAGCGCCTAGTAATCAAGGTCAATCCATACGTGGGCAACACCCTACGTTCTGTATTGTTGATGAGTCTCCACTCATCGACGATAAATTGTTCATTGATAATGTAGAACCAGCGATAGTTTCAAATATGGCCCCTTTCATAAATTTAGGTACACCAAAGTCTAAAGACAACCATATGCATCGTTATTTATATGATGACGCTTATGCAGAAACATGGACACGGTTACATTTTACATGGAGAGATGCAGTGAAAGCAGGTGATGCATATTCGCCCGCATATACTGAAGAAGATATGTTAACTAAAATGATGGAGTGGGGTGAAGACTCTATTTACTGGAGAACTGAATATGAATGTGAATTTGTGGAAAGTATTTCAAATGTATTTAATCCAGAAAAAGTTAAGGGGTGTTATGATGACTACAAACTCTACGAACCGGGAACCTATGAGCACGGCGGCAAAAATTGCACTGTTGCTGTTGACATTGGGAAATCTGTCAATAGTACTGTTATTAGTGTTTGGGCTAGGGAGCAAGATGAATTCGGGGATATCGCACGTCTCATATATCTTGAGGAAATCAATCCTAGAACCGGCGGGCATGACATACCATATCAACGAAAACGTATTATGGATATTGCTCGTGGTTTTAGCGTTGGTCAGGTTATTATTGATGCTACGGGGATTGGTGGTGCTATTGAGCAGGACATCAGATTAGAGTGTATTCAAAGTACGCCTCAGATTCATTTTTTACCATTTATATTTACAGGAGGACCCAGAGGAAGTAAAACTCAAATATATAGAGATTATGTTTCCTTTATGCAACAACGTAAGATTAAAGTTCCCAATCCAGAACCATTAGATATGGTGTCTCGTAAAGTGATTAATAAATGGTTTAGGGAACATGTTGATTTAGAATATGTTATGGATGCTGCTAATAAGACAGAACGCATTAGCGCACCCGATACTAAACATGACGATTACTGTGATAGTTCAGTTTTAGGTATACATGCAACTTTAGCTATGTTACCCGGTACTGCAACGGTGGCTGCTTCCCAAACTGGTTACTCTAGAGCTAATCAGCAACTAAATTCTAATATAGGTAGACATTCAGGAGTTTCCCTTTTTAGAACAAAAGGACGTAATTTCAATCCAAAAGGTAAGTTTTCATTATGACGAAATCTTTATATACTGATACCAATTACTATTTAAGTGGTAGCCATGGCGATTTTTGACAGAGTACGAAGAGCTTTCGCCACAACCGGAAGCGAACCTCCCTTTAAAGAGGA